GATGACATTAACCTAACACAGTCTTATCAAGTATTTGCTGGCTCTAATGAAGGCTTTAATGAAGTTTGGTGGTTCTATGTATCTAATGAAAGCGTTGGGTTACAGATTGATAAATACGTTATTTATAATTATTTAGATAATGTGTGGTCATACGGAACCATGGCTAGAACTGCTTGGTTACAATATGGTATTGAGCCAGAGCCTATAGCAGCTGACTACAACAGCCGTCTTTTGTACCATGAAGTAGGCACTGATGATGTTTCCACCTCAAATCCTGCGCCTATTAGCTCTTATATCCAGTCTTCAAACTTTGGCATTGAAGCGGGAGAGCACTTTGGCTTTGTATGGCGTATGTTGCCAGATATTAACTTTAATGGCTCAACCGTTAATAACCCATCAGTAACGATGACATTGTATGGCCGTGCCAATTCGGGGGCCGCCCCCGTAGGGTCTGATATTGACACAGTCACTAGCGCAAACAACTATTCTAGTCAATCTGAATATACCGTACAACAGTTTACTGGTGAAGTTTATACTCGTCTTCGTGCTCGTCAAATAGCCTTTAAAATTCAATCTACTGATCTTGGCGTTGCTTGGCAGCTAGGAACCCCTCGTGCTGATATCAAGCCTGGAGGTCGTAGATGAGTACCGTCAATCCAGCCATACCGCAGACGATTGCGCCCAACTTACCCGTTGCTCCAGACCAATATTCACAGCAATATCAAAATCAGATATACAACGCTCTGCGCTTATATTTCAATCAAATTGATAGCTTTACCAGGGCCGCATCGGTAGTTCAGTACGGATCAACTGCAAATCGCCCAGGAGTAGGTGTCAATATAGGACAAATGTTTTTTGATCAAACTTTAGGTATTCCCATCTGGTGGAGCGGTAAAAATTGGGTCAATGCTAGTGGATCTACGGTCTAAATATGTTAAAATTAACCCCAAATAACTCGATAGGTCGCATATGAGTCTACCCCTGATTGCCAAACATTTAGAAGCCCACGGGCGCAAAGGTGACACCCGTTTAGTCCATATGACAACAGGTGAGATTGCTGCCCTTCAAAAAATGGCAAAAGATCATGGTGGCTCACTGACTATTAACCCATCTACGGGTTTACCCGAGGCAGGATTTTTAAGCGCTATATTGCCAGCAGCAGCTGGTATTGCTACTGCAGTCTTTGCCCCTGAGTTATTGCCGTTAGTAGCTGGTGGCATTGGATTGGCCGACTATGCAATGACAGGCAGCCTTACAAAGGGTTTGATGGCAGGTATAGGAGCTTGGGGTGCTGGCAGCCTTGCTGGTGGAATGGAAGCCTTAGGCGCACAAAATTTAGTACAAGCTGGAGGTGATTTAGGTCAAGAAGCATTTGATGTGTCTCAGGCAGCAGTAGGTGCTCCTGGCACTCCAGCAGTGGATATGCAAGCCGCATCTAGTGGCTTAAATTCAGGAAATTTCCCCAATCTATCATCAGATCAATTGACACAGTTTCAACAAGCATTACCCAATGCTGTTAATCCTAGCGATATATATAACGCTGCTGGTCAAGCAAATGCTTCATTAGGCAGCAATGTTATTAATCCAACTGCTAGTGATGCCTTATCCAATATGGGCAAAGGCCTGACATCTGGCAATGTGATGGATTATGCAGGTAGCCATATTGGAGCTACCATGGCAGCAGCAGCGCCATTATTATCAGCCGCAGGTTCTTTTGGTAAAACGAGTTCAATACCCGCTGCAACCACGACTCAAAATACTAATCCTTTTGGAATGAATACAATTCCAAGAGATGCTAATGGCAACCCAATTTTTTCTGCATCCAATCCTGCAGTTCCAAGCCCGCATTATCAGGCTACTTATCCAAACTACGTTCAAAACCCATACAATCCAATGACAGCCAAGCGTGGCGGTTTAATGGATGTACACAAGTACTCTGGCTCATCTGATTATGGAAGTATGGTCCAAGGGTTGAATGAAATGCAAAATGGATTAGACATGGCTACACACGGCCAGGGTTTATCCGATCTACAAAAACAAATGATTGCTGCAGGGCAACAGGCATCTGCCAATGGCGTATACCAATTAAGCGATACTGAATACAATAAGTTGAACCCCGATCAAGTAATGAAACGGGCTCATATTACCGTTGCCAAAGGCATTCAGCCAGTCGGACAGCTTGGCACATATAGTACTACCCCAGCAATTCAAGCTGCTGCTGAAGCTGCTGCACAACAAGATATTGCATCTAGCACACAACCAACTTCATCAAAAGAAGGTGGTCTGATGGCCATGGCAGGTGGCGGTTCTCCTGTATACCAGCCAAGCTATGTCGATTATCAGCATACCCCACTGAGTCCAGCTCAATTGCAAGCTGCCACTGCCGCATACAACCAGGCTGGTATTCCTACGCCAACACGACCTACAGGGAACGCAACAGGCAGCGTTGGTTATGCAATTGATCCAACCAAAATGCAGGGATCACCCGCTTATCAGGCTATGCAAGCACAAATTGCAGCGCAACAAGCCGCACAACAAGCTGCACAACAACAGTCTGACGCACAGACGGCTCCTTATGCCTCTGGTGGCAGTATTCCAGATAGTCATTTAGGATCTTACTCAGATGGTGGACGTTTGTTAAAAGGCCCAGGCGATGGCGTAAGCGATGGCATCCCAGCTACGATTGGCGGTAAACAGCCAGCTCGTCTTGCGGATGGTGAATTTGTGATCCCAGCCCGAATTGTTTCTGAATTAGGTAATGGTAGTACGGATGCAGGAGCAAAACGCCTGTATGCCATGATGGATAGAATTAAAGCAAAAAGAGCGAAAGTTAAAGACATCGCAGCAGATACAAAGGCCTACAAGTATTTACCAGCATGATTATCTATGAAGACGTTGATGGTTTAAAGTTTATAGATGAATTGGAAAAGATTTTTCCAGAGCATTACGAAGAGTTATGTGTGACCAAGGAATATGCATTAGATCCAGACTATGATGCGTATCGCAGAACAAGCGAAGCTGGATTATTAAGGTGTATTACTTGTAGAAATGATGCGGAGTTAATTGGCTATATTGTGTTTTTAATTACGCCAAACCTGCACTATAGAACGTGTAAGACTGCAGTTGAAGATATTTATTATGTAAAGAAAGAATATCGCAAAGGCAGAATTGGTATTAAATTGTTTCAATATGCTGAAGCCGCATTGCAGCGTATAGGTGTCAATAGAATTGTTTTACATACTAAAGTTCATTTGGATAATTCAAGATTGTTTGAATACTTAGGATACAAGCATACGGACAAAGTCTTTAACAAGATGTTAGGAAATTAATATGGGTTCACCATCACCAGCACCAGCAGCAGGACCAACGAATACTACGGTAACCAATACCAATATTCCTGACTATGCACAGCCATATGTTGAGAATATGCTCAATGCTGCACAGGCTCAGATTTATAACCCAAGCATGACTGGGTTTAATCCTTATGTTCCTTATAGTCAAAATCCTGCCGATTATGTAGCTGGATTTTCTCCATTACAACAACAAGCTCAATCTTCTGCTGCAAATCTACAAACCCCAGGACAATATGGTCAGGCTACTAATTTAGCTGGAACTTCTGCTGTAGGTGCTCTTGGTACTACAGGACAAGCTGCTGGTTATGGTGCTATGGGTGCTCAAGCTGGTGCACAAGGAGCACAGCAATCTACACAAGCGGGTGGCCTTGGTGAATATTTAGGCGGCCAAGGCGCCAATATTGGTGCTAGCTTAGGACAGCAATCACAAAATGCATCCACTGGCCCAGGCTCTGTAGCTTCTTACATGAACCCTTACCTTCAGCAATCTTTAGCTCCACAGTTGCAATTAGCTAACCAACAGTATGGTCAACTTGGCGCTCAAGAACAAGGACAGGCTACACAGGCTGGTGCATTTGGTGGATCTCGTGAAGCATTAATGGGTGGATTAAACCAGCAAAATCAAATGTTGGCTCAGAATCAAATCATTGGTCAAGGCTATAACACGGCATTTAATAATGCACAACAACAGATGAATGCCGCTAACCAAGCAGCGTTATCTGGTAATGCTCAGGCTTTACAAGGTGCAAATATGGGATTACAGGCCGCTGGTCAGGCTGGCAATCTAGGTATTGCAGGAGCGCAAGCAGGATTGTCTGGCGTTGGTGCAGAGCAAGCTGGCTATGGTATGGCTGGAAATCAAGCTGCTAACTTGGCAAATATTGGTACACAACAATTAGGCGCTCAACAGAATATTCTAAATACTCAAAATCAATTGGGTGGCCAACAGCAAGCCAACCAACAAAACATTATCAATCAAGCGGTGCAAAACTACGCTACTGCCCAGCAGTATCCATACATGCAATTGGGTCAGCTCAATGCAATGTTGCGTGGTTTACCGATGCAGCAGTCTTCTACATCAATGTACCAGGCAGCTCCAAATCAATTATCTCAATTAGGCGGTGCAGTAGGTTTAGCATCAACTTTAGGTAAAAAGCGTGGTGGACAAGTTAAAAAGATGGCTATTGGTGGTGCATTACCAATGAATATGATGAACCAACAACAGCTTGGTCAAGTTCAACAAAGCCCAGTATCCACTCCTATGGCTAAGATGTATGCTCAAGGATTACAGCAAGAACAGGCTTACGATAAAGCTAATCCAGAAGCAGCTAAGATTTTTTCCCAGCCATTACAAGGTAATGTTCAACAAGGCCCTGGAGTTCCTCCACCACAACAAACGGCTAATATCTCAGCTCCAATGCAGCAAGGTGTGGCTCCTCAACGTACAGGTTTAGCAGCTATCGGCACGGGTAATATGACCCAGATGAATGGTGGCGGTATTGTTGCGTTTGCTGATAATCCAGATCAGCCAGTCAGCACAGATATGCCAAAAACAAAGTCTACTAAATTAGACTTAGGCGATATCATTACCCAAGGTCTGTCTGATTTATCTTCATCTTCCGCATCTAAAGCATATGCTCCTATTGCAGAAGAGCAAAAAGCT